TGAAGACTTTAAGGCGATCTTCCCCGAGACTTCCCTAAAGGCCGACAGTAAAGCTGCCGGTCGATGGGATGTAAGCGGTGGAGGTGAGTACTTCGCTTGCGGAGTTGGCGCGGCCATGACCGGTCGCGGTGCCGACTTGTTGATAATAGACGATCCGCATTCGGAAGCTGCCGGTATAAATCCATCCGTTGAGTATTTTGACTCAGTCTATGAATGGTACTCGTCGGGTCCACGGCAAAGACTTCAGCCGGGTGGTGCAATCATTATTGTAATGACCCGCTGGCACCAACTTGACTTAACGGGGCGTGTTGTAAAAGCCTCGGAAGTACGAGGCGGCGATCAGTGGGAAGTTATAACGTTACCCGCTGTCGATGAATATGAGTCCCCGCTCTGGCCAGAGTTCTGGAAAAAGGAAGAACTGGACGCCCTTCGCGCCACAATCCCGATCTCGAAGTGGAGCGCCCAGTACCAGCAAGACCCTACATCCGAAGAAGGCGCTTTGATAAAGCGTGAGTACTGGAAGACGTGGGATAAAACAAAACCGCCGCCATGCCAGTTTATTTTGCAAACGGTTGACACGGCGCACACGAAGAATGCACGAAGCGATTACTCCGCGATCACAACGTGGGGCATTTTTGATCAGCCAGATGAGAGTGGAAACCTAGTTCCTAATATCATTCTTCTCGATGCGGTAAACGAGAAACTGGAGTTTCCAGAATTAAAAAGAAAATGTTTTGAGCTTTACGAAGATTACCAGCCAGATGCTTTCCTAGTGGAAGCAAAGGCGGCTGGCTTTCCCCTCATTCAAGAGATGAGGGCGGTGGGACTTCCGGTATCGGAATATTCCCCGTCGAGAGGTCAAGACAAGCTGTCGAGAGTTAACGCCGTGTCGGACATCTTCGCGAGTGGAGTTGTCTGGGCACCGGGCACCAGATGGGCTGAAGAGGTTATAGAGCAATGCGCTGCCTTTCCAAACGGAGCGCACGACGACCTTGTTGATAGCACAACGTTGGCACTTCTAAGGTTTCGGCAAGGCGGGTTTATTCCGCTTGCAACAGATTTTGAGGACGAGCCGTCTTGGATGAAAGTCCCGTCAAGGTCCGTGGCATATTACTAAGGTGCAACTCAATGAACTTAGATGATACGGAAGTGCGTTGTGAGGTTTGCGGCAAAATCATTGAGGATTTTTGTGACCCTTGTGCTGAAGGGGATAAAAATTCTGAACCGGATTTTGGTGTAAACCTAGAATAGGAGAAGACCGATAAGCGAGCTTTTAAGAAACATTGCTGATGTGGTTCCCTTGGAGGAAGCCGCACAAGGTGAAGCTCCTATCGAGATTGAAATTGAGGAGACAATAATTGAGTTCGAGGGGCCAGCCGTTGTGGTTGAGGTTCCGGACTTCAATTCAAATCTTGCAGAGTTTATGGAGGACGGCGATCTAGACTCGCTTTCCTCTGACTTATCCGGACAGTTTGAAAGCGACAAGTCTTCGAGGGAAGACTGGGAAGAGTCGTACATTAAAGGATTAGACCTTCTTGGATTAAAGGTCGAAGACAGAACCCAACCTTGGCCGGGAGCGTGCGGTGTTTACCACCCGCTCTTAACCGAAGCAGTGGTCCGTTTCCAAAGTCAAACCATTACAGAGGTGTTCCCGGCCAGTGGTCCGGTTAGAACTTCTATTCTTGGTAAGGAGACGAAAGAAAAAGTTAAGCAAGCGGAGAGAGTTCAAAACGAGCTTAACTATCAGCTACTGGAAGTTATGACAGAGTATCGACCAGAAATGGAACAGCTTTTGTTCCATCTTCCACTAGCTGGGTCTGCCTTTAAAAAAGTGTATTTCGACCCGTCCCTCGATAGGGCATGTGCCATGTTTGTGCCCGCCGAGGATTTTGTCGTCAGCCACGGGGCGTCAGATCTAATGACTAGCCCCAGATACACGCACGTCATGCGTCGAATAAAGAATGACGTTCGTAAACTGCAAGTGGCGGGATTTTACCGGGATGTGGAACTTCCAGATCCTTCCCCCGATTATAGTAAAATCCAAAATAAAATTGACGATCTTGATGGGTCAGCGGAGGTCGAGACTGACGGGCGATTAGTCCTCCTCGAAATGCACGTTGATCTCGACCTCCCCGGTTTTGAGGATCTCGGTCCAGATATGGAGCCAACCGGAATAGAGTTGCCTTATGTGGTAACAATGATCCGGGGCACTGGCGAGATCCTTTCGATCTATCGCAACTATCGCGAGGACGATCCGCTTAAACTCAAGCGTCAGCACTTTGTCCACTACCAGTACCTTCCCGGTCTTGGGTTCTACGGCACCGGCCTTATTCATTTAATTGGCGGCTTGGCAAAATCCGCGACCAGCATCTTACGTCAACTGGTTGATGCTGGAACGCTCTCGAATTTACCAGCCGGATTAAAGGCGAGGGGTCTCCGAATTAAAGGTGACGATAGCCCGATTATGCCGGGTGAGTTCCGAGATGTTGACATACCGGGCGGTAGCATCCGCGATAACATTTCGTTCCTTCCCTATAAAGAACCGTCGAACGTTCTCTACCAGCTACTGGGCAATATAGTAGAGGAGGGTAGGCGCATAGGTTCGGTCGCGGATCTGCAAGTAGGTATGGGACAGACCGGCAAGGAAGCGCCGGTAGGAACGACACTCGCAATTATGGAACGCGCCATGAAGGTTATGAGCGCGGTTCAAGCAAGAGTTCACGCGAGCTTACGCTCGGAGCTTCACTTGCTTTCAGATGTTATCTCAACGTCGATGGCAGAAGCTTACGATTACGATTTTGGTGAAGATCAGAGTTATTCCCGCAAGGAGGATTTTGATTCCCGCGTTGACATAATTCCCGTATCAGACCCCAACGCAGCTTCGATGTCACAGAGAGTCATGCAATATCAAGCGGCTTTCCAGCTAGCACAATCGAACCCTACCCTCTACGACATGCCGTTGCTGCATAGACAAATGATGGAGACGCTTGGCATACCGAATGCCGATGAGATCGTAAAATCGCCAGACGAGATGGAGCCGATGGACCCGGTCTCCGAAAACATGGCGATTATGAAAGGCAAACCCGTTAAGGCATTTGTCTATCAAGATCACGAAAGTCACATCAAAGCACACCTCGCAGCCGCTCAAGACCCGCTTATTCGCCAACTGGTTGCTGGTTCTCCAATGGCGAAGTCTATGGAAGCCGGTCTCGCATCTCATGTTGCGGACCACGTTGCCTTCCAGTATCGCCGCGAAATTGAAAAGGCGATGGGTGCACAACTTCCCGAAGCAGAGAAACCTTTGCCAGAGGATATCGAGTTTAAATATTCCAAGCTGGTTGCGGATGCAGCCGACAAGGTGCTCGCTAAAGATAAGGCGCTTGCGGAAATGCAGAAGCGCCATCAGATGGAACAAGATCCTGTTGTGCAAATGCAGCAGCGCGAATTGGCGATTAAGGAAGCCGAAGTTCAGCGCAAGGCACTTTCGGACAGGAGTCGAACGGAGCTTGAGCGCGAACGTATTCAGACTAATGCTGCTGTCAAGGCAGCGGAGATTGCAACTGAAGACAAGCGTACTGGATTGCAAGTTGGCGTTGAGATTGCCAAGGCAAAAGAAAAACTCGAAGCGGATAAGAAACGCGATGGACTGAAGTTTGGCTTAGATATGGCCAAGGACAACGCGAGCCGCGAAAGTAAGGAAAAGATGGAAGGCGCTCGTCTCGGTGTTGAGATAGCTAGGGACAACGCAAGCCGCGAAAGTAAGGAAAAAATAGAAGGTGTTCGTCTTGGCGTTGAGGTGGGGCGCGTTCTGGCTGAACAGCAGAATAAAGAATGAATTGGGTAATCGTTGTTTTAATGATGGTGCCCATAGGTATCGAAGAAAATGCGGTAAGAATAGAAGCTTTTAATGATAAGCCGTTAGTTTTTGACAGCCGAGAATCTTGCCAAGGGCATATATCGAAAAACTTTTTCGCACTAAAGAGTTTTGCCTTTCATTATTTTGACAAGAAGTATCCTGTTCAAAGCATTGCTTGCTTCGGCAAAACAGAAAGTATTTAGCATTAGTTCAGAACCACAAACGGTTTTTGACATACTCCTGTCAAAGATCCGCGAAAATATGAATGCCGTCTCCGATTCAGTCTCGACCGGAGGGGCGCATGACTTCGGCCAGTACCAGAGAATGGTAGGCCAGATCGAGGGCTTTGCCCTTGCTGAAAGAGAAATCCTCGACCTTAGAGATCGTTACTACAAGGACGAGGAATAACGGCACACACCAGCCGTGATGGTGGCTAAAACAAAAGAGAGACGAATGAACGCTGAACCAGCGCCAAAAATGCTGCCGGAACCTTCCGGCTATAAGATTCTCATCTCCATACCAGAGCATGAGGAGAAAACCGATGGGGGTGTTTTCCTTCCAGACCGTTTCAAGACGGCTGAAGAGACGGCATCTATTGTCGGCTTTGTATTAAAACTCGGACCTCTCGCTTATGGCGACGAGGATAAATTCCCAACCGGCCCTTACTGCAAGGAAGGCGACTTTGTTGTTTTCCGCTCTTATTCCGGAACCCGTTTCAAGGTGAAGGGTAAGGAGTTTCGGTTAATTAACGACGACACGGTGGAAGCCGTGGTCGATGATCCAAGGGGGTTTGAACGAGCATGAGTGAAGAAGCAAAAGAAGCGTTATCCCCAGACGAGGCTGACGACAGCAATGTTGAAATTGATATTGTCGATGATACGCCCGAAGAGGATAAAGGTAGACCAGAACGATCCGGCGAACCCTACGATCCTTCCGATGAGGAGATCGAAGAGTATTCTGAAGGAGTTCAAAAGCGAATAAAAAAGCTTCGCTTTGAGTTTCACGAAGAGCGCCGTGCAAAAGAAAAAATAGCGCGTGAAAACGTTGAAGCGTTTAATTACGCTCAAAAATTGCTCGCAGAGAACAATCAGATTAAGGAAGTTCTCCAACAGCACCAAGAAGTTCTTCAGAAGAGTCAGTCTGAACGTTTAGCGTCCGAGGTTGCCGCACAACGGCGGCGATATAAGGATGCCTATGAGTCGGGCGATTCGGAAGAGCTTGCATCCGCTCAAGAAGATTTAAGCAGAGCGGTTGCGAGCCATGAACGTGTTTCGTCGATACCGCCTCCACGGCGTTTGGAAACTCCTCCGGCCCCGCTCCAGCCCCAGCCCCAACCGGCTCCTGTGGTGGACCCGAAAGCGCAGGGATGGTTGAAGGAAAATTCTTGGTTTGGCGAAGACCGGACAATGACTGGTTACGCCTATGGTCTACACGAACAACTCGTAACTCAAGAAGGCATCGATCCGCGAACCGATGCCTATTACGAGCGCATAGATAGCGAGATGAGGCAGAGGTTCCCCGAAAAGTTTGGGGGTGCATCCTCGTCTGGGAATGGCGCTTCAGTGGGAAACGTGGTCGCCCCGGCAACCCGAGGGACCGGAAAAGGACCGCGCAAAGTCAGCTTAACAACGACCCAAGTCGCTCTCGCGAAGAGACTTGGAATTACGCCAGAGCTATACGCTCAACAGCTAATTAAGGATATGCAGCAATGAGCGACCGCGCAAAGGAAGATAGTAGCTTATCCAGAAACGGACGAGAGACCGAGACGAGAGAAGCAACCGCCCGAAAGGCGACATGGAAACCACCTTCGGTTTTACCGGACCCAACTCCGGAACCGGGTTACCACTATCGCTGGATACGAGCGAGAACAATGGGAGAGTCCGACAACCGGAATGTCTCCAGTCGTTTTCGTGAAGGGTATGTCCCGGTGAGGGCTGAAGACCACAAGGATCTTCAAATCCTCTCCGATAAGGGCAGCGAGTTTGCAGACAACATCGAGGTTGGTGGGTTGGTGCTTTGCAAGACTTCCGTGGAAAACAAGGAAGCCCGCGAAGAGTACTACGGCCAGAAAGCTCAGACGCAGATGGATAGCGTTGATAACAATCTTATGAGGGAACAAGACCCGCGTATGCCGCTCCTCCGACCGGAGAGGTCTACTAAGGTAACTGGCTCCTTCAAAAAATAAGGAGATGGCTAAATGGCTGCAACTGCTGCTGCCTTTGGACTAAAGCCAGTCAATCTTATTGGTGGTCGAGTCTATGCTGGCTCGACACGTCAGATCAAGATTGCCTCTGGCTTTGGGACCAACATCTTCAACGGCGATGTCGTTAAGCTAGTTGCTGGTGGTACTGTCGAAAAGGACACTGGCACAACGGCTTTGACCCCCGTTGGAGTTTTTGTGGGCTGTAAATTTACAGACCCTAACTCTGAACAGATGACGTTCAAAAACCACTGGCCCGCATCGACTGTTGCGTCAGATGCGTTTGCATATGTTGTGGACGATCCGGATGTTCTCTTCCTCATCCAAGCGGATGGTGCCGTTGCTCAAACGGAACTTGGATCGAACTTTGCTGTTGTTCAAGGCTCTGGATCGACCGGAACTGGTGTGTCGGGTGTTAGCTTAGATGCTTCGACATCAGCGACAACGAACACGCTACCGATGCGCTTGATCGATTTCTGGAATGGTCCGGAATCTTCCATTGGTGACGCCTTCACTGACTGCATTGTTAAGTGGAACGTCGGTCACCAGTACCTCAACACAACCGGCATCTAAGGGAGTAACGCAAAATGGCTATCAGTCGCGCACAACTCCTTAAAGAGTTGGTCCCCGGATTGAACGCGCTGTTCGGTCTGGAATATGATTCTTACGAGAACGAGCACGAAGAGATCTACGAGACAAACACGTCAGATCGTGCGTTCGAGGAAGAACTGAAACTGTCTGGCTTCGGCGCTGCCGTTGTCAAAGACGAAGGCGAAGCGATTAGTTATGACAATGCCCAAGAGCATTATGTCGCTCGCTACAACCATGAAACCATTGCGCTTGGCTTTTCCATCACGGAAGAGGCAGTCGAAGATAACCTCTACGACAGTCTCTCCGCTCGGTACACAAAAGCCCTTGCCCGTTCTATGGCGCACACGAAGCAAGTTAAAGCCGCTTCGCCCGTCAACAACGGAATGCCCGGTGGTTCGTTCACCTCTGGTGATGGCGTTACGCTGTTCAACACCGCACACCCATTGGTATCTGGCGGTACGAACTCCAATACGCCATCAACGGCACACGACCTCAACGAGACCTCGCTCGAAGCGGATATCATTGCGATTTCCGAATTTACTGATGAGCGTGGCCTTCTGATTGCGGCACGGCCCGAAAAGCTTATTGTTCCACCGGAGTTAATGTTCGTTGCGAACCGTCTCTTGCAGACGGAACTTCGTACCGGCACTGCCGATAACGACATTAATTCCATCAAGAACATGGGTTCGATTCCGCAAGGGTATCGTGTGAACCACTTCTTCACTGATGCCGATGCCTACATCATCATCACGTCCGTTAACAGTTCTGATGGGATGAAGTATTTCGTTCGCACCCCGATTGCGACTGGCATGGACGGTGATTTTGATACCGGCAACGTAAGGTACAAGGCGCGTGAGCGATATTCGTTCGGTGTGTCTGACCCGCTCGGTGTCTACGGTTCGCCCGGAGCTTAACCCTCTACACAATAGGAGAGACCTCAATGTCTTGGATCAAAGACAAAGCGATTGCTGTGTGTAAAACGATCTGCGGCTGGGGTCTCTCCCTATTGCGGTGGATAAGAAATCTCATTTGTAAACTGCTTCGCTGCAAGTGCAGTGGCTGTGACAATCCCAATTGTGATTGCCAGACCGCATAAGCGGACCTCTCCAGACTGGCATTAATAAGGAGCAAGATTTATGGGTACAACAACCTTTAGTGGTCCCGTTAAAGCGGGATCTATTCGCGAAGGTGCGAGCGCCAATGTTGGTTTCGCTCTCATGGCACAGAGTGCCAAGGTAACCTTTGCTGCCAATGGAACGACAACTGTAGTTGCTCGGCTTCCAGCTAACAGCCAGATTTTCCAAATCACTGTAGACGTGACCACTGCCTTTGATGCGGGCAGCGCAAACACGCTTGACATTGGTGATGGTACGACAGCGGATAAA